CTGACCTGCCGCAATGAGCGGCGAGTAGTTGTGTCCAAATGACGGGCTGTCAGTAGGGACGAACTGCGTCGCGTAGTCGTTGGCAGCGTCAGGAGGCAGCACACTGACAATGGTCACGCAGTCACCAGGCACTGCGTATGCGTACTCCCACTCAGGCCACACGTTGGTTACCTGTGCAAGATTGACACGCTTGGAACCGAAGTTCCAGTTGTGCATTTGCAGCAAGGAGTCGCGAGCAATGGGGTAGAACCGGGCGCACAAACCTGCCTGAAACGATGCTTCAGGTGGGTCAATGCTTGAGACTGTCGCCTCATCCCCGATGTGTGATAAAGCAAGGTTGCAGATGTCAACTTCCGATGCCATAGAAACCTCCTAGAAACAAGGGGGAGCCGTGGTTTCCCAGCGACTCCCCCCATGCGGCAAATCAAATCAAAGGTTCAACCCTCGTCAACGTCCGCTTCATCATCGGAAGACTTACGCTTGCCCTTGGCTTTCCACTTCCTTCCGGAAGCATCAACCGTTGGCTCGCCGTTGCCTGTGCCTGTCACCAATTCGACACAGTCATTTGAATCTCCGTTGTACTCAAAGACATCACCTTCCTCGCGGACGGAGTTGTCGATGTAGCACTTAACTTTGGCGCGATACATTGGCATGGTTGAATCCTAATTACGCAACGGTGAATCCGGAGGCGTAGAACTTCTTGCCGTCCTGAACGTCCTTGGTGATGTAGCCACAGTAGGAACCGGCAGATGCCGTTCCAATGACGATGTAGCGCAATCCAAGATACCGAGCAGCCTTGGACGATTCCGTGGTTGCGTTGTATCGAAGAATTGGGTTAAGAGTAATTGTGTGTACCGAACCAACGGTGAGCGCAGCAATTGGAATTGCTCCGGTTGAGCCGCCAACAATAAGACCAGTGGTCAATGCAGTGTCGGTTGCGTAAATCGCATCCCACTGCACCGAGGTAGCACCAGTAACAGCAGCGACAATGTGAATCATGAAGGACAATTCTTCACCTTCACCGATATCGCGAGCAATACCCAAGTCAATCGCATCGGTTGACACGGCGGTTGCAGCCAAAGTGGTCAAGAGCGCGAGTCCGGTCATGGAACCAGTTGCGGGAACTGTTCCTGCAACAACTGAGAGTTGATCAATCATCATTTTGGTAATTCCTTTCTAGGAAGTAAATTTAGGAGACAATGGCTTCGGTGTTCAACAGGCAGTCAACGCGACGGATCGGAATACCTTGGAACGACAGGTAATTACGAGCAGTACCGAACTGCGACAGTGCTGGCTGAACGGCCAACGCTGCTTGTGAACGGTCGAGAGACTGAACTGCCAAGCCGCTGTGAACGGTACGGTTCATGTAGAACGCTGCACGACCCATATCAAGGTTTGGGATCTTGTACATCGCACGCATCATCAACTTGGTTAGTTGAGTAGCGTAAGTTGAAGCCTGTGTACCAGTGCCACCAACAAGGTCAGCAACAAGAATGTTTGGGATGCGAACAACGTAACGCCAGTCCTTCACAACAAGACCGCTCTTCCACTGGTAGCGGGTTGCGTAGGCTTGCATGCGGTTTGCACCGTCATACACAGTCTGCTCGCCCAAGTCTTCGTGGAGAAGTCCTGCCTTAGAACCCTTAGGGAACAGGCAGTACACGGTGTTGTCGCCCCACACAACGAGGTACACCGAGGTGTTGAGCGAACCGGACGATGCACCACCGGGGATGATGTTCGTTCCGTTGCCAGCCGAGGTGGACGAGTAACGAGTGGCAAGACCGAGGAACTGCTTTGGATCGGTGGCAGGGTTGCCATAGAAGATCGTCTGAGCCTGGGTCTGATTCATCGCCTCAAGGAACGCGGTGTCTTCGGACAAACGGAACTGAGCCGTGTTGCCGTTGAGCATTGCGAGATCCTTGTCAACTTCGGAGCGAGCCTCAAGCATGCCGCATGCTTCGTCAACCTGTGCGGTCGATGACTTGCTGTTCGGGATGCCTTGGTTGAGGGAACGCCAGTACGCGGTTGGAAGACCCGTACGAATGACAACGCGGTCGCCGGTTGGCAGATTGCCTTCCTTGTACACGCAGTCTTCGAGGATCTCGTTGGATTGCGAGAGGAGTTCAGCCACAAGTGCGACGCGTCCATCCGGATCGGTGCGCTTTGCCCAATCGGCAAGAGTCAAATTTGAGTTACTGTTTGCGATTACTGCCATGAGAGTGTTTCCTTATGAATTAGGACTGTTTGGGATAAAGGAAGGCTGCTTGGCTGGCGAAGTCTCGCGGCCGTCCCTGTGTAGGGGCTGCACCGTTTGCCTGTCCAACGTAGCGGTCTTCGGAAATTGACTTACCCGCTCGGAACATAAACCGGATGAACTCCGGGTGATTTCCAAGACCGGATTCGTTCAGTAGTGATCGAAGTTCAGGTGTCCCGAACTGGTCGAGTGCTTTCTTCGCGGTTGACAGGTTCTCGGAGAGTTTCTCTCCACCAAACTCCTTGTCAACCTTTGAACTGTCCGCCCATTGTGTGCGGAGGGTCTCGATCTGCTGGGCTTGACGCGCCTCCATCTTTGGAGCCATGCGGTCAAGTACCTTCTGTGCAGCATCCTGGGTCAGGTTCAATTCCTTTGCAACTTCAGCGAATGCGGTCAGCACTTCTGCGTCGAATGCTTTGCCTTCTGAGGCTTTGAATTCGTACTTTTCGGGTGCGCCCTGTGGAGCGTCAACCTTTGTTGCGTCGGGTTCGACAGCCTTGGTTGCATCCGCAACTTGCTGTTCCTGTCCTTCGGTTGCTTTGCCACCGTAGAGCGCGTCAGCAATGCTTACATCGCTCTTGGGTGCAGCGTCAGCGACAGCAGTGTCATTGGTTGTTGCTGTTGTCGTTGTCAGTGTGTCTGCCATTGTGTTCCTTCACCATCGTTGGGTACAACTCCGGGCAAAGCGAGTGGATCATGTCGAGGGTACGCAGTCCAAAGTTCCGGTTTCCTTCTGCAAAGGCCATTGCCATTGCATTGGTGTTGAAACTAAGCCTAAATACTCCAGCCTGATCTAGATGTCGCCACAAGAATCGGCGACCTCGCTTGCTACTCATCAACCACTTGATATCCGATTCCTCGATTTCCTTGGACAGTTTGTCGCGCAGATCGCGTTCTGCTTTCGTGCGCTCCTGTCCACGAATGTCGAGCGGGTCATAGTTGCTCATTGGATAAATTTAGCGAGCGTTATTCACAATACGGGTACTACACCTGGGAAGGTGACGGTGATCCGTACCCTGAGAATTGGTTCATCACATCCATCAGCGCGTTCTGACCGCCGCCAGTCGGAGCCTGTGCAAGATTCTTGGCGGTCTGACTCTCTTGCTGCATCATTGCGACCTGCTCCTTTGCAGCCATCGCCTTGTTCCGTGCGTCGCGGATTAGTGCCACTTGCTTGTCAGCAACGATCAGACTTGGGTCAACACCGAGCATGTCGGAGTACGAGTCAACCCATTGGTCAGCGTCAAACTTGTCAAGCACATCAGGCTTGAAGGTGGCGACTTGACCAAGGTTTCCAACGAATCTGTCAACGCTGTTGGTTCCGATGGCGCGTTGAGCCTGGGCAAGCATTGACACAAACTCAACGCTCAAGTCCATGCCTTGCAGTTCAGGTGGTGCTGGCGGGACGATGCCGGCTGCAACCATGCGGGTGAAAGTGATGTCAATGAGCGGGTCAAGGAGTTCGTTGTGCAGACGCTCAAGCACAGGGCCGAGCATCAGCAGTTTCTCCTCATGCCGTTCTGCCACCTCGGTTGCCGTCATGCGGGTGTCGGTGGCGTTGGCAAGCATCAGGAACAGGTCAGCGTAGAACGATCCGCGCACACGCTCGCGCACATCCTGAATGTCACCGAGCAGGTGTTGCAGGTTGAGGTTGACCTCAAACGCGGTCTTGATCCCTGAGTTGACACCATCGACAAACGTGATACCACCGGGCAACATCTCAACGTCGCGGTTCTTCATGTTCGCCGGGACTTGCAGCGGCGGTTTCGTCTGGTAGTCGATGACCTGCGCCTTGCGTAGTTGTTCGTGTTGCAACTGCTTGATGTCACCCAATGCTTCCATGCCAGGCGAGTTCCCGTAGATATCACCCCCAACGGTGGACCAGCGAGGGACAAGGCATGGGAATTGAGCAAATCCACTTTCGGACAAGAACTTGTTTGGTTCTCCTCCAACTTCGAAGTACCAACTACCCCACGGCATATTCTTGTTGTCGCGCTTTGAATGATCG